ATGAGTAATCGGAGCGGCACGATAGCGGGACAGGTCCACTATGAGGCACGCCTTGCGCGCACCAGCGTCTTTAATTGGCTCGACGTGTTGAGCTACTCAGAGATGGTTGCAAACGGCTCTTTCGCCGATGGCCTGCATTTGGTCAATGATCTGGACGCGGGGTATGATTTCCTTGCACAGCGGTTTGTGGCGGCACTTATCAGTTGATAGGTGGCTGTCCCGTGGCACCAATATCAGCAGTGACAGAAACCGCGCGTTGGCGTTAAATCAAAGACCGCCGACGCGTGTAGTGGGACAAAGAAATCTGCAGTAGGCGGGAACAACTGGGAATGTGTGGGATAAAGCGATGAAAGGCCTTATTTATAAGGACTATTCGACAAACAGAGAGCCCCCTACTGGCTGCGTATAGAGTCCTGCAGCAAGGCCTATAATGGCCCTTATGTAAGGTAGATGCACCTTTGCCGACACCAAGACTTGCAAACCCTCCTGCCCGCGTCATAGGCCTTTAAATAAGGGGTTTGAGGCGATTTATACGGTGATTAAATTAGCAATCGGCGTCACAAATGCAATCTGAACTGGAAAGAGGCCTTGCGAGTTTGCCCCACACTTTCCAGAAAGAGATAAACATAACACAATCAAAGGTATAGATGATTTTTCGCACGAATGGGCGAACGATGAACTGGAAAGAGGTTTTTGGGTTAGTCAGGTGCGAGGATCGACATCAAGGGCGGAATGCGGACATTCACTGCGCTAAGCGATCGCTCTCACAGCATCAGCGATAAGCAGACATTCATAATGCGATATTGCCACCAAAGATCTTATGCCCGTCGTGGGAAATGAACAAGTATACAGAGGGTTGAGAGTTGAATGGAATGTTCGGGCAGCAAAAACTGGTTGATCTTTTCCGCTTCGCGATAGACTGTTTCACCATCGACCTGTGGCGCTCGCTTGCCCTAACCGCATAAAAGTTTGCGATTAACATGGAAGACGGCTCAGTTGTGCACAAAGATTTTCTAAAAGTTGGCAATCCAAAGAAATTGATTGGCATTCTAGATGGCCTCTTAGAGCCTGAGCAGATCGAGCTGATCAATGAACAACAGAAGCTGCAGGCCAAAGCGATGTTTGATCTGGGTGTCTCACATTTCCGGTTTGCCAATGCTTTAAACAATACGCATTGGCGACAGCGCGTCTCAAGGTTCTATTACGGCGCTTACAATGGCTCCAAGGCGATACGGTATATGGTTGATGGGTCGCATTCGACAGACTCATCAGACCACAAGAAGATAGGTGAGCTTCCTACTGACTTCCCTGACCGCGCAACTTACAGTACACGCTTGAAGGAGTTAAGAGACGATCGGAACAAATGCGACTACGATCATGCAGCAAGGGCCAGAGACTTGTTCATCTCGCAAGCTGATGCAGGAGTGCTGACGAGTGATTTCTTGAAAACCGCTTTGGTCTACCTCAATGAGCGTGGATTGGTCCTTAGGAGCAGAATATGAATATTGAAGAGACTGAACTTCTTGAGATTAAAGATAAGTTTGAGAATTTATCAGGGCTAACAGGACTCGACCATGAGTTTAAGCCAACATCTTCCGGAAATGCTATCGTCATATTTGTTAGCAGCCCCGAGGAGCGATTTTTTGAGCTCCTTGCCAAAGCTACGGTAGAAGTCATCGGCGACGTCGATGATGGTATTGTTGCTACTCTTAAGCAGGTTTCTAGAGATCGGGTCGTTGCAGGACCGGAAGTCCGATTGCTGCTAAAGCTTCTTTCTGAAAGTCAAACTGTCCACAGGCATAGTTTTGGTGATGCGCTACTTTCTCGTTATACGACGACTGTTTCAGGTGCCGAAGAACAGATCGTGTCTAAAGCCAATCATATTGTTTTCGGGCGGCGGGGAGCCGGAAAGTCGATGCTGCTTTTGTACAGTTTGACTTTGAGAGAAGAAATGGGACTACCTTCAATCTGGTTAGATTTTCAGACCTATTCCAGAAGAGACGATGACGCTGCGATCGGTGATGTTCTTTGTGACTTTCTAATCGAACTTGAATCGAAGTTCGGGCAAAGCGCTCGACTTTCGGAACTTCAAAACCTAATTGAAGCCTGCGAAGAAAGCTTCGAAGGGTATAAGAAATTAGCAGCAAAATTGCGACGTGAGGTTAAAAAGCTATCCAACTCGAAAGAAATTTTTGTTTACATCGATGATCTCCATGTGCTTGATCGTCCACTTCAAGCGAAAGTGTTGGACATTCTGTACTCACTTTCGAGAGGGAACCAAGTATTTCTGAAGATCAGCGCAATCGAGAACTTGACTAGGACTTTTGACCCCAGTGAGCGAATTGGTCTTGAGCTCCCGCATGATGCACAAGCAATTCACCTAGATTACAATTTGACTACACCAGATAAAACGACTGCGCATATTGAGGCTATCCTTGACGCACACGCAAAGTTCGCTGGACTTTCGAACATCAGGCGACTTTGCAGTTCTGCGGACGTTCTACCACGACTGACTTGGGTCTCCGCCGGGGTGCCACGTGATGCAATTTACCTATTTTCACAAGCAATTCAGAAGGCAAACGTAGAAAATAGAGCGCGAGTTACTGTTTCTAATGTAAATCAAGCTGCATCGGAGACTTTGACGATTAAGCTCAGAGACTTACAACAAGATGCGTCAGAACAGGCCGACGGTCTGAAAGAAACTTTAGAAACGATCAAGACATTCTGTATCAAGGAAAAGAGGCAAAACGCGTTCTTGATAGAAATTGATAGTAAGTCAGACCTTTTCCAGAAAGTATCGAGCTTGGTTCAACTGCGGCTATTGCACGTGATTAGTGAAGGAATTACACCCCATGAGGCGGGAAGAAAATACCAAGCCTTAATTCTAGACTACGGTCTGTACATTGGTATCCGAGCAGCGCAAAGCGTTGAATTATTCAATAAATCTTTCGAAGATTCTTCATCTGCAGTACTGAGAAAGCTACCAATCCTTCGCGAATAGACGATTAATTTGTTTTTGTTGCCGCGGCCCATTTCTCGTCCAACGCCATCTGCCTTTCGCTATAATTGGACCAAAAGCCTCTTATTTCAGTAAAATGACCGAACATCAGCAACGCGGACGCTGCGCTGCGGCCAATGGTGAGAATGCCAAAGTCTGGTTAGGGCCGCGACTGATGGCACCTGAAAAACGACCTCGACTATATTGGTACCGCATATATATGCTGAGGCACGTAAGGAGCTTGAAAATGGGGGCCATGGGCGAACTGCACGGCAGACTTCACGGCGGGTTATGGCACACCTCCCATCCTGACCGCTTGCTGTCCATCGTTGAATCTCGGGCAATCTTAGTGGAGCCGGATATCGATGATCGAGAAAGGTCAAATACTGCCAATGGACCGAAAAATTATCCAATTTCCAGAACGATTGGAGGCATAAGCCTATTTGACTTTGATGAGTTCCATCCTGAGAGCTATGATAAGCAGTTTCCGGCGAGCTCATGGCATTTCTTTGTCCCACATGTTCGGAGCTGGCAAGGTTCTGTGTGGCTTGAAATCGAACGCGAAGTTGTGAGTGAGCAGTTGGTGTCACCCACTGCTCTACTCCGTAAGTGGAGGAAAGAAGGACTTCACGGTCACAACATCTTGCCAGCATTGGAGGCTGCGCACCTTGGTGACCTGCCGATTTCGGCAATCCGTTCTGCATTTTTAACGTGGGATAATGGGCGGGAAGTTCGCGAATTTAATATACAAGACTTCAACCACGAGCTCTTTAATCAGAAGCTGATAGAATGGCAGGAGGCTGTTGGAAGTTAATCCACCAGTGAGCATTCATTTTGTCGGCCGCCGGAGGCACGCAGCTGAGCAAAGTAGCCTCCGACCAGTAATTGACCACATATATAATTGTTCAAATTCGGCTGATGTAGTGACGGTCAATGTCCGCTATGCGGGCTGCGACTGCAGCATTGATCGACACTGGTCAACGGCAGCTATGGGCCGAAAACAACATATTGACCATTATCGGCCCGCCCAAGATTGCATTTGCCCTAACACCTGTCGAGCAGCAGAACTTCGGGCATCCTGATCTTGGATCACAACAGCGTTGAGAAACTGCGCCTTCAGCTGAGGGCCTTTTTCTATTTTGGACGCCACAAAGCTCAGAGCTTCATTCAGTTCATCCGTGCGCACGTCGATTTCGGTGCAATCATCCGCTGCATTTGCGATCACTTTTAGCGCCGTCTCCAATTCAGAAACGCGCAGAATTTCTTCTGACCAGCTGCCGCCAAAAGCGACATTTTTCAATTGTGTTTTCAAATCAGCCATGAGAACAAATATAGAACATTAAGCAGTTTTTGGAAGATACAGGATTTAGGCTATGACCCCGATGCGCTGTCTATATCTGGATATGAACGCCTTTTTCGCCAGCGTTGAACAACAGGTCGATTCTCGTCTCAGGGGGCGACCTGTGGCGATCACTGCGCTTGAGACCGGCCCGCACAACAATTGGGCTGGAGCTGTTGTAGCCGCCAGCTATGAGGCCAAGGCGCAAGGCGTCAAAACGATTATGCGCGTTGCTGAAGCGCGTCAAATTTGCCCTGACATCGTGTTTCTGCAAGCCCGTCACAAGCTCTATGCGCGGGCCAATCAGGCGATCTCAAAGGCCATAGATACCATCGCGGAAGTGGAGCGGGTACGCTCGATTGATGAATTTCAAATCGCCCTTGGCGGCAGAACCAGTGCGCTCCCTGCCGCGCTGGATTTGGCCCGCGACATTAAAAAGATCATCCGTGAAGATGTGGGCAGTCAGCTGCGCTGTTCGATTGGTATTGGGCCAAACCAATTGCTGGCAAAGATTGCTGGAAAATTGGAAAAACCCGACGGCCTGCAATGGCTCGCGCCTGAGAATATGCCAGAGGCCATTGCCCATCTCAAACTGGACGATTTGCCGGGAATTTCACGCGGCATGAGCGCCCGTTTGGGCAAGGCACACGTCTGGGGCATTCATGAGCTGTATGCGCTCGATCCACGGCACGCCCGCATGATTTGGCGCTCAGTTGAGGGCGAGCGTTTTGTGCGTGGGTTGCAAGGCGAAGACATCCCGTTGATCGAAACCCAGCGCAACACCTACGGGCAATCCAAAGTGCTCGCGCCAAAGTATCGGCCTGCGCCAATGGCCACCCGTGTTGGCCGCTGGTTGGTCGAACGGGCAGCGGCACGCATGCGGCGTGACGGCTATTGCGCGGGACGGATTTCCATCCACATCGGCCTGTGGAAACGACACGGGCATCATTGGCAACAAACGCTCAACCCAAGCCAAGACACCCGTGATTTTCTGGATATCTTCGACGCCCTCACGGCGCAGTTTGCCAGCAGTCGCACTCAAGCCACATCGATCGGCATCAACCTCACGAACCTCGTTTTGCTCAGCGAGCGCAACGGCGAACTTTTCCTGCCGCTTGCACCAGGGCAAACCAGCAAACGCGAAACGCTGTCTGCCACCATAGACCGCATTAATCTGCGGTATGGCAAGACCGTCATCAAGTATGGTGAGCAGCAAGAGCACTTGGGGTTCTTTGATCGGGGGTGAGGGCAAAACAAACCTCAATCCCTATTCGTATGCCCCCACCACATCACTTTTCCGATGATGGAGAGCCTTTTGGGGTTTACGAATTCGGGAGTGTAGTCGGGGTTGTAGGTGAGCAGCGGGATTTGGTCTTCGCTTGTCATCTCAATGCTTTTGGCGCGGGTGTGGCCATCATTCCGAAACCACAGAAAGGGTTAAGCAGAAACAATGCCGGAGCGCATCATTGCTGCTATTTTTCTTTTCACACCAACCTTAGGGTCAAGCGACAATGCAATATTGAACGAACGCATCGCCTTTGGCAAATCACCTAAAACCTCCATGATTTCACCGTGTAGTCGCCATGTTCCCGCATGGTAGGAATTATTACTGTCTTTTTCAGACAGCAATTCCCAAGCCTTAGCCGCACGTTGTGCATCACTCTTACGTTTTTCATTTAAAGGCACAGATTCACCTAATAACTTCATAGCAAGGCGCAAGTTTCCACGCCCTATTTCTGAATCAATCCATTGCTCTCGGTCTACAAAGTCGCCATGCGTAGTTATTGAAAAGCTTTCTTCTACTGGATGGGAAAAATTTAAATGAACGAGGTCAGCCTCGATATCAAAACCAAATGAGCTTGGCCACCCAGTTTCTAATTCACAACAACAAATAACTGTCCCATTTTTTGTGTCAAAAACAGTGAATTTGTTACCATCGGAGTTAGGAGCGTTTGCGGTATGACAGGCTGCAATTTGACCACAATCAGAAATTCCAACAACAGTACAATTGGCGTTGAGCCGATGCTCCACCAACTTTTCAGACGATGGTGAAATAACATATATTGTGGAGCGTAATTCGTCACCGAAACCCCAATCAGCAATAATTACATGCCCCGAGTTGGCAACACATCCGTCACTAGGCCTCTCCATTTCCCCTTTATAAACAGGAACATCATCTTTTAGGAGCATGAATTGACCATTCCCCGAATACCGATGCCCCCCACGCCCTTCGAAACTATCCTTCAAAATCATGCGAAATCGCTTATCTGATGATGAATAGCTGATACCAGAGAAATTCAAATCTCGAATTCTGGCAACCCGCCCAGTTTCCGAAACTCGCACTTGTTGGCCCTTTGTTGTAGGACGCTCGAGTGCATCTCTATGAGGTTTACCAAATAAATTTTGCCACCAAGACATAACTCATTCCCTATTAGTATGCCCCCACCACATCACTTTACCGATGATAGAGAGCGTTTTGGGGTTGGAGAATTCGGGGGTGACATCGGGGTTGTCCGAGAGCAGCAGGATTTGGTCTTCGCTTGGGCGCTCGATGCGTTTGACGCGGGCGTGGCCATCGTCCAGCACGGCGTAGATTGCACTGCGGCCTTTTTTGCTGGAGCTGGTTCGGACTGGGACGACGGTTTTCGACCTGTCGACGAGCACCATGTCACCCGCCCAGATCGTTGGCTCCATGCTGTCACCTGAGACCCGCGCCAACACGGCGTTTGCGGGGGCTGTGCCGATGCGGCGCAGCCAGTCGCGGCGGAACGATAGGTAATCCACGATAGGCTCAGCACCATTCGCAGCCCCTGCCCCAGCGGCAAGGCTGGCCTCGTGCAGCGGAATGTTGGCGAATTCTTGTGGATCGGCGGCGGGCGGTTGCTCTGTGCCAACTGTGTCGCGCGGCGGTCCAAAGTAAAACTCCCAGCCAACTGCGTTACAAAGCAAATACAACTTTTCAGCAGAAGGTAGAGATCCCTTTCGAAGCGCTTGAAGTGCCGAATTATCAGCCTTTCCAAATGCTCGTGAACCAACCTCTGCTTGACTAAGGCCAAGTAGTTTACGTCGATCTTCGAGTCTTTGATATATTTCTTGCGCATTCAACATTGTGCAAATTTGCACCAAAACGCGAATACGCACAAGCAGCTTAGCGCGAAACAGTCTGATTCCAAATTAGTGCAAATTTACATTGCAATAATTATATAAATTTACATTGACAGTAAAATGCAAATTTGCATAAAGTAAGCCATGGAACAAAGACACCTCATAAAACTAGCCGAAACTCTAGCTAATCATTCGGCCCGATCAGAAGCGACAATTTCAACATGGTGCGTTGGACACGCGCGCCTGTTCAAACGATTACGTGACGGGCACGGCTGCACGCTGAAAACAGCCCAGAAAGCTTTTGATCACCTATCAAGAGTTTGGCCCTCCGACCTCGAATGGCCCTCAGACATCCCCCGCCCCAAAACTTCTAAAGAGGAGGCTGCGTGATGTTCAAAGGGTGGTGGATTTTGCCTTCGACGGCACTTGGGCTTTCAATTTGGATAGCGCTTTTCAAATGCGTTTGGGGGCTGTGATGGCCTTTCTCAAACCCTTTCACGTGCCTTTGCCCAAACGCACGTTGTGGCAGCACCTCAAGGCGTTGAATGCCCGCATTGAAGATAGCTGGATTGGCGATTTGATCGGCGTCGCATGCCTCTTTGCTATGCTTTTTGCCAGCCCTTGGGCCTTGGCCTTGTTTCTCAGTTAGGTGATTAAATGACCATTCAAAACAGCAAATTTTCGCACGACTACACGGTGAAACAAATTCTTGGTGGCTATGTCATTGCCGACCCAGACGGAGGCCATGTCAGTCGATTGATCAAGTTTCGCGCTGAGGCTGATCAGTTACGTGACAAGCTACAACGCAAGGCAGACAAAGCCGCCAAACGCGGGCCGCGCCCCTGCATAAATTGCCAAGCGCCCTTTGTTTCCGAAGGTATCCACAACCGTATGTGCGACAAATGTCGTGGCCTGCGAGACCATCTCGGCGACTTCGCGACACCCCATGCGACCCGAAGCGCTCGGAGGGTCTGACCATGAGCAAAGCAACCCTCATGCAGATGGACCGCGTTGTGATCCGCGACGTGATTATCAGCCCCAACCGCTTGCGCCCTGTCAGTGAGGCGGGCGTCGAAAGCCTGATCGCGTCTATCAATGAGACGGGCGTGATGAAAGACGCAATCCATGTGCGCAAAAAACACGATGGCACGCTGCACCTGATTGCAGGTGGGCACCGCCTTGAGGCCGCGCGCCGCTTGGGCTGGAATGACATGGAGGCCAAGGTCTGGACCGATGTGACGGACGACTGGTCATTGTTGATGGAAATCGACGACAACTTGGCAGGCGCTGAAATGAACGCGCTGGACACGGCTGTGTTTTTGGCCTCTCGCAAGGCTGTTTATGAGCGGATGCACCCTGAGACAGCAGCGGATGCCTTTAAGGGCAATCAACATACCGGAAAGTTGGCGGCGGACATCATGTCCTTCGCCACGTCTACAGCTGAAAAATTCAACCTTACAGAGCGCCATATCCGCCGCGTGATCGCAGCTGGATCATTACTTAGCTCGGACGAAATCACCAAACTGCGCGCAGCGCCGAAGCAAGTCACGCTCAAAGACCTGACCGAGATTTCCAAGATCGGCGAGACCAAAGAGCGCAGCGATGTTGTCACGCGGCTGGCCGCTGGCACCGCGAAATCCGCCACAGATGCTCGCAAACAAATCAACGCCAAGCCCGGCGATGCGCATGTCAGTGACGCGGACAAAAAGCTGCGCGCCTTACAAGATGCCTTTGCCCGCGCGCCGATGCCTGCCCGCCGCGCCTTTGTGGCCGACAACGCCGAAGTGCTGCGCGATCTGCTGGACGCGCTTGGCCATGAAGCCGCGCCTGTCGCAGAGATCGTGCCCTTTATGAGAGCGGGGACATCCGCATGAGCCGCGTTGAGCCATCCAAGATTTGGTGGTCGGCTGACGAGTTGGCGGCCTCCAAGCTGCCGACCTTGCCCGGCACGCGCCAAGGCGTCAATCTGCTGGCCGCTGCATGGCGATTACAGAAAGGCTGCGCGCAACGCAAAGCCGGACGTGGCGGCGGTTGGCAGTATCACTGGTCGGTGTTGCCGCTTGAAGCCCGCAAGGCGCTTTTGGCACGCACAGAGACCGCGCCCGATGCCAAGCCAGAACGCGGGGCGGCATGGGCTGCCTTTGACGCCCTGCCCCAGAAACCCAAAGACGAGGCCAAGCGCCGTTTAGGGATCATTCAACAGGTAGAAGAGACTGTGTCGATTGGCACGACGCAAGTGGCCGCCGTCGATGCCATATCCGCGCAGACAGCCAAGGCGTCGCCACGCTCGATCTACAACTGGATCAAAATGATTGAGGGCGTGGCCCATGAGGACCGCCTTGCCTATTTGCCGCCACAGCACCGCTTGGCAGCGCGCAAGGTCGTTACAGACACAGAAACGCGGCCTTTCATGACGTTTTTAACAAGCCTTTATCTGCGCCTTGAAGCCCCGACATTTAAAGACTGCTACCGCGATTCTGTGCGAGCAGCCAAATCCAAAGGTTGGACAATCGTTCACGAGCGCACGGCAAAACGGCGGATCGAAAAAGAGGTTCCCCGCGTCACAACCGTTTTTGCCCGTGAAGGCTTATCAGGTTTGATGCGCTGTTTTCCGGCGCAAATTCGCGACCGCAGCGGCTTGCACGCTTTGGAAGCTGTCAACGCCGATTGTCATAAGATCGACGTCTTTGTGGAATGGCCAGACGGCACGATCAACCGCCCGCAAATCATTGCTTTCCAAGACCTCTATTCCAACAAAATGCTGGCATGGCGCGTTGATCACGACCCAAACAAGGTCATGGTCATGGCGGCGTTTGGCGAAATGATTGAAAATTGGGGCATTCCACGCCGCTGCCTGTTTGATAACGGGCGCGAGTTTGCCAACAAATGGCTCACAGGCGGTGCAGAGCATCGGTTCCGTTATAAGATTGTTGAAGACGAGCCGCTGGGTGTGTTGCCGCTTTTGGGCGTGCAAGTGACCTTTGCAACGCCTGCCCACGGGCAAGCCAAGCCAATTGAACGCGGGTTTCGCGATTTTGCCAGCTCAATCGCCAAAGATGTGCGGTTTGCGGGCGCATATGTCGGCAACAAACCGACAGCTAAGCCGGAAAACTATGGTGAGCGCGCCATTCCTGCCGACAAGTTTTTACAGGTTTTGGCCGAACGTGTCGAAGAGCACAACATGCGCCAAGGCCGTTTGTCATCTACAGCAGAGGGCAGATCATTCGATCAGACCTTTGAGGAAAGCTACGCCAGCGCACCCATTCAAAAAGCCACCGAAGAACAGCGCCGTCTTTGGATGATGGGGCAGCATGCTGCCACGATGAACAAGCACAGTGGCGAGGTGAAATTCCAAGGCAACCACTACCACAGTGATTGGATGTCAGAGCACCCAAGTCGCAAAATCATCGCACGGTTTGACCCAGAGGATTTGCACAGCGGGGTTTATATCTACAGCACCGAAGGTGAGTATTTGGGCTTTGCAGAATGTCGTCAAAAGACAGGCTTTTTCGACATGGATGGTTCAAAGAAAACCGCGAAACGCAATTCACGGATCAAAAAGGCCGAAAAGGATCTGCTGGCAGCGCACGCGCCGATTTCGACAACCGACTTGGGCGACGCGTTGGACGACGCGGCCTCCGCTCCGTTGGGGCGCCCCGAAGCCAAAGTTGTCAGCGGGATGTTTGGCAAAAAGGCCGTCAAGATGCAGCGTCCACCACGCAACATCGATGTGCAAGACAACCCTGCCGTTGAGGCGACGCGTGAAGCCATGATTTTGAACATGCCCCAAAAGACGCCCCCGAAAGAGATGGAAACCGCAGGCGACCGCTTTCGGCGTGCGCAAGCGATTTTAGAACGCGCAGAGGCGGGCGAACCTATTGGCTCGGAAGAGGCAAGAAAACTCAACCGTTACATGGAGAGCGCCGAATACAAAGGTCAGTTGGCTATGTTCGAGGCCCACGGGACCAGCGGTATTCGATAACTGCGCACGGACGACACGACAAAGACAGACAAGGAAGAACAAATGACACAGGCATTAACGACCGGCAACAGCATCAAGCCTCTGCGCAACGTCGCGGCTATGACAATGCTTGCAACTGAATTGATGGACCGCACCTTTGGCTTGCCGGGCTTGGGGGTGTTTCACGGGCCATCGGGCTTGGGCAAGAGTTTTGCCAGCGCCAGCGTCTGCGCAAGCTTGGACGCGATCCACATCTCCATAGAGTCTGACTGGACCGCCAGCATGCTCTACTTTGCCATTTTGTCAGAACTGGGTGTGACAGCACGCGGCACCGTCGCCGAGAAATCCTACCAGTGCAAACAAGAGCTGATGCGCGCCAACCGTCTGCTGATCTTAGATGAGGCTGACTATCTGATTAAAAAGCGGTCCTCGCCGATGATTGAGCGGGTCCGAGACATCCACGACAAGGCGGGAATTCCGATCATCTTGGTTGGCATGGAAGAATTGCCCCAAAAGCTGCGCCAATGGGAACAGGTAGACAACCGCGTTTACCGCTGGGTTGGCGCTGAACGCGCCGATCTGCAAGACACCGAAATGCTGGCGGATCACTATGCCAATGGCATCACGATCACCTCTGACTTGCTTGAACACATTCGCACCCGCAATGACGGCGTCGTGCGCAAAATGGCGATGGATTTTGCCTATGTCGCACAGCAGAGCCACTTGATGGGCCTCAACACCATGTCGCTTGATCAATGGGGCGAAGCGCCCTTCTTGCGCAACGAAGCGCCACGGTCTCGGAGGGTTGCATAATCATGACCACAGCAAACTACACCCCAGAAAACGAACATGAACAGGTCATGTGGGATTTCATTGTCTCCAAACGCTCAGTGACCCACGCTGATATCAAAGGTGCAGTCGATGTGACGGACTACAGACGCACGAACTTTGTCGCGAAATTGAAGCGTCTCAAGGTTCTGACAAAATGCGGCAAGGTCGGCATTCACGATAGATTTACAGTGCATGGCACCGAGGCCCTGCGCAAAAATGATACCGAAAAGCGCCAATCCCCACAGGGCGGCATGTGGGCCAGCATGCGTGTGCTTGGAAACTTCACCCCCATCGAAGTTCATAGAGCCATCAACCAACGCCATCCAGACGTCGCCGAAAAAACAGTAACAATGTACTGCCAAAAACTGTTGAAGGCGGACTATTTACGCGTGGTTCAAACCGCCAAAATCGGTGTCCGGCCCGCACGGTACAAGCTGATCAAAGACACCGGACCGTTGCCCCCACAGGTGAAGCACAAACAAGTCATCATTGACGGCAACGATGGCACCGTTGTGCATGTCGAAGGGGCGCAGCTATGACCACTCGTTTGAACAAAACCAAAGACGCATGGTGTGGTGAGTTGCCCGACTGGGTTGCCGCTTTGGTCAGGGCTTGTGACGAGGCATCCCAGAACAAGGTCGCCAAGAAACTTGGCTACAGCAGTGCTGTGATCAGCCAAGTCCTGAACAACGTTTATCCCGGTGACATGGACAAGTTTGAAAAGAATGTCCGCGATTTTTACATGTCCGGTGTTGAGTGCCCTGCCCTTGGCAAAATCACAGCCGACCAATGTCTGGCGTGGCGCAGGGAGGCCAAAGAGCCGAACCCATCATCGCCGCACAAGTCCCGCATGTTCCATGCCTGCCGCAAATGCCCACGCAACCGCAAATCTGGGCCGGAGGGCGTGAACAAATGAGCGCGCTTGATCCGAAACCCTTCACCGAACTCGAAATGATCGAACTCGCACAGGAAGCGGTCGGGATGATCGATGCGCGCGGCAAACGCGGCATTGAACGCCTCACCCATGATCACATCACCGCCATGGCCCTCACACTCGCCTGCCTTGGCTTAAAACCAACGCCCTACAAAGGATCGCCCCAATGAAACAAACCCCATTTTCCCCCGCAAGCATTCCTGACGGCATCAAAGTCATCGAAGACACCAAGTTCATCGGCGACGGCAAAGGCGGTTGGCAGCCTGTTGCTCTGGTCAAGCCACAGCACCTGCTGGAAGATCAAACCGTGCGCAATATCATTGGATATGCCGACCCTTTGTCCAAGCAAATCTCACGGTTCAAACAACACACATTTGACGACATCGGGGCGTTTGAGGCGATCTTAGCTGATGAATACGATGCCAAGATCGGCGGCAAAAAAGGCAACAAGACTTTGATGACCGTCGATGGCTTGTTCAAAGTGCAAGTGGCGGTTGCGGATAGCATCACCTTTGGCCCTGAATTGCAGACAGCCAAGCTGCTGTTTGACGAATGTTTGAACGAATGGTCAAGCACCTCAAACCCGCAAATTCAGGCCATCGTCACCCGTGCATTTAACACGGACAAAGAAGGCAAAATCAATCCAACCGAAATCTTCTCGCTGTTGCGGCTCAACATCGATGACGAGCGTTGGCAGCGGGCGATGACAGCTATCAAAGACGCCATGCGCACGGTTGGTTCTAAAACCTACATCCGCTGTTACCGCCGAGCAAACCATGAAGCTGAATGGCAGGCCATCACCATCGATCTGGCAAAGGCGTGAGCTGAACCAATGGCTGATCGTAAACTCCAACAAACCATCCACGTCGGGTGCCGCGCGCTTGGCATCGACAGCGACACGCGCCGCGACTTGCAGCTTGTGGCAACAGGTAAGGCGTCCATGTCGGACATGACAGACGCAGAGCTGCAAAAGGTCGTGGACGCTCTCAAAGAGCGCGGGTTTAAAACAGGCTTTAAAGGTGGCAAAAAGGGCAAGTTTAAACCTGCCCTCCGCGCCGATTTGCGCCTGGTCCATGTCCTGTGGAAATTGCTCGGTGATGCAAAGGTATTGGATCGCCCTAATCGCGCCGGTCTCAATGCCTTTGTGCGTGCTCAGTTTGGTGACAAATGGCAATCCGTGCCCATCGACATCGATGCGCTCACAGATGCAGGCCAAATCAATGCCGTGATCCGCGCACTCAAATCCATGTGCAAACGGCATGGGGTGCAAACGCAATGAGCCAAATGCCTATCATCAAAACACCTGTGCAGATAGCGCCTTTTGTTGAGGTGTTGGGCGTGGATGGGACCGTTGACTTTTTGCTGGCCTTTGGTGGTGCTGAATTGGCGTTCTCCAAATCCCCAAGAGAAACGTCTAAGCTCTCGCAACATGTTGGCCACGACAAAGCGAAATTGCTTGGCGTAGCAGCTGCTCGTTTGCCAACACGCATTCCCTTGCAAAAACGGTGGATTGCACAAGTGCTTGACGCGCAGGGCTTGTCTCGTGCAGATATTGCTCGCAGAATGCGTGTGCAGGACAAAACAGTGCGGCGGTATCTCAAAGGTGAATACGCGCCGACATCTGAAGAGCGCCAAAGACCGTTCGATGATCGTCAGCCAAGATTGATCTAGCACAACAGCGACATGCCACCTAATACCCCGCCCGCTTTATACCCCGCCCACCTTGGCGGGATTTTTTATGCGCATTTCACGTTCATTTTAGCCTCAAGCATGGGGCTGCGCCCCACAATATTTGGGGCCATCCATGAACATCAAAAATCATCTTTTGACCAATGCGGCGTTCTTGCCAGCACATTTCACGGGCGGGGAAATCACACCAGAAATCGTGATCCTGCATGACACCTCTGGGCGCTTAGACAAAGGCAATTCGGCTGCATATCTGGCCTCGGAGAATGTTGCCAAAGCCAGCGTGCATTTCGTGATCGAGATTGACGGCACCATCACGCAAAGCGTGGCGACAAATCGCAAAGCCAACCATGCTGGGCGCTCAAGTTTTCAGGGGCGCGACTGGTGCAACGGGTTTTCTATCGGCATTGAACTGGTCAATCCGGGACGCATGACCAAAGCCGGTCAATACGGCGTCACGTGGTTTGGCAAGAAATTCGATTTCAACCTGTTTGATCTTGTAGAAATGACAACAGACGCACACGGCACGGGTGTTTGGATGCCATATGCCGAGGCGCAAATGGACACGCTGATCTCACTGCTAGAAGTGCTGTTTCGCGACATTAAAACGCTCAAAGACATCACCACACATTGGTACGTCAGCCCCGGTCGCAAAGTCGACACCAATCCGCTGTTTCCACTTGAAGACGTCCGTGCGCGCATCCTTGGCCCAAATGATCCGGCAGATACACTTGCTGACGAAGCCTCAAAGCCAAACACCAACGACATGGTCGAAATTGATGTGCGTGGTGGTGCGCTCAACATGCGGCGCTGGCCCTCTTTCAACAACAACATCCTCACCGCCATTCCTGACGGCACAGTCGTGCCTGTTTTACGCACAGGCGCATTCAAAGGCCGCGACTGGCATCTCGTTTTCTATGACGGCACCGAGGGCTGGATCGTCGCCAGCTACGCCGCCCCCACCATAACAGCCAACCGCTAAACCAACCTCACAGAAAGGGTTCTCATGAACTTCCTAGTCGACCAAATCATCGCCCCGCTTGCACCACTAATTTTGACAGCGCTGTCCGCATTTCTGACTACAATTATTTACCGCGTCTCTGTGTTGATCAAAGCACGTTGGGGTATCGAGATCGAAGCCAGTCACCGTAAAGCCCTGCACTCTGCATTGATGTCAGGTATTCGCGCAGCCGTAGCACGCAGCGATGGAACACAAGACGCAATTGCGTCGGCCATTCGATATGCTGGGTCAAGTGTGCCCGACGCCATCTTGGCCCTCCGACCATCATCTGAAGTTTTGGCATCCATTGCAGAAGCCAAGCTGCAAGAGGTGGCCACAGAGGCCACGGCAATGACGAGCGAAGTGTTTAAGACGTCGCACACCCAAGGTTAAACGCCCCCAAAGCACTGACAGCGGTGCTCACATTGATGAGCATCGCTTCTTTTCCAAATTCATAGAAAGACGCACGCATGACATTGGTCGACCTCATTTCTCACGCGAATTCCATCGTTGGGTTTGCCATTCTTTTGGTGACCACAGCCGCAGGTTTGGTGGTTTGGATACGCAAAAGCATGAAGGCCGTGGCAACCGAAGTCAGCGAAGCTGTTTTGGCCAGCATGGCTGCCATGGGTGTTCGCATCGATGTCGTTGAAGCCGCCAACACAGATCAAACAAAGAAACTCGAAACTGTTGAGCGTGCCGTGGCCAACCTCGGTGCCCGCATGCAGACCGCAGAAACCACCATCCGCGCGCTGCCAACCAGCAAAGACATCCATCAATTGGCTTTGGCCATGACGCGGATTGAGGGCGACATCGGCAAGCTTGATGAGCGGCTCAAGCCCATCGGGGCCATCGCCACACGCTTGCAAGAATTTCAAATGGAAAACGGAGCGCAAAAATGACCACCAGCATGGCACAATTGATGCGCGAACAAGCGCGCTTGATCATTCTAAAGGCTCTGCTCAGTCAAAACGATGAGCGGCTCAACAGTGATTTACTGGTCTATGAGCTGGCCTCCTTTGGCATCAGCAAAGATCGCGCTTGGGTCCATGGCGAGTTGAACTACCTCGAAGACATGGGCGCAATCGTCGTCAAAGACATCGGTTCTGTGAAAGTGGCCGAGTTGGCCCAACACGGTCACCGCCACTTGATGCGTCAAATCACCATTGAGGGCGTCCAGCGCCCCACACGGCCCGGTGCCTGATATGGCCAAAGCAAGCAAACCCAAAGGTCGCGGGCGGTTGTCCTTGATCGACCAAATGCCAGACGAGTGTGATCCCATCATCACTTGGGCCGCATCTGAGCTGTCAGATCGTGAGAAGACCCAGACCGACATTTATGCCGAGTTTGTCCAGCGCTGCGAAGAGTTGATGGCCGCGCATCGCGGTGAGCTGGACTTCGACATTCCCAGCTTTTCCTCATTCAATCGCTATTCCATGCGCCAAGCCAAAATGACACGTCGCATGGACGAGACCCGCCAAATCGTGTCGGCCCTGTCAGATGGTTTTGATGCCAAAGACAGCGATGACCTGACTATAATGGCCGCCGAGACCCTGAAATCTCTGATCTTCCACATGCTGGCCGATACAGATGCTGACGACGCGGACGCCAAAGATGTGATGCATATGGCATCCGCTTTCCGTCAGTCCGTGCAGGCACAATCCATGTCCACTGCGCGCCGCCAAAAGGTCGAAGAATTTGAAGCCAAAGCAGGCAAGGCCGTTGAAGCCGTCGCAAAAGCACGCGGCCTGACAAAGGAAACCAGTGACGCGATCCTAGAAGAATTCTTGGGCGTCAAACTATGAGCGCCGCCATCCATAAGTTTGGAGACGCGTGATGCCTGACGGTGCCGTTATGACCCAAGCCGAATGGGAGGCCATGCGTCTTGAGGCGATGGACGCCATTCCAGACGTCATTGCTCAAGTCGGCCAAACCAAAGCCCTGCTGCCCTATCAGCAGGGTGTGGTTGGCCTGCTCAACTCAGTTGGCACGCAAGTGCTGTTCATCGAGAAATCGCGCCGTATTGGTCTCACGTGGGGTCTTGCGGCCTATGCCGTCCACCGCGCCGGTCGCCAAAAGGGCGCAGGCGGTATGGATGTGATGTACATCTCCTACAGCAAAGAGATGACGCGTGAGTTTGTGGATGCCTGCGCCATGTGGGCGCGCGCCTTCTCAAGCGCGGCGATGGCCGAAGAAGAATGCCTGTTTGAAGAAGGCGACCATGAGGGCGACAAAGCCATTCAAGCCTTCCGCATTCGCTTTGCCTCGGGCTTTGAGATCATGGCGCTCAGTTCGGCCCCGCGCGGTTTGCGCGGCAAACAGGGCGTCGTGATCATCGACGAGGCCGCTTTTGTGGACAATCTCGACACGCTCATCGAGGCGGCCATGGCCTTCTTGATGTGGGGCGGTCAAGTCGTCGTGTGTTCCACGCATTTTGGTGTCGACAACACCTTTAACACCAACATCCAAGACATATTGGCCGAGCGAAAGCCCGGTCACCATGTGCGCATCGATCTGGATCAAGCCATCACCGATGGGCTTTATGAGCGCATCTGCCTGATCAAAGGCCTTGAATGGTCGGTCGAGGCTGAAGCCTCTTGGCGGCAAGACATCATCAATTTCTATGGCGACAGTGCCGATCAAGAGCTGTTTTGTGTGCCCAGCCTGTCCACTGGATCGTGGCTGGCCGCGCCACTGATCGAGGCGCGGATGACCATTGATAAGCCGGTCATCACATTGGACCTGCCCAAAGATTACCTACAGCGCTCCAAGCTGGACCAAAACATCTTGATGGCTCCGTTTTATGAGCAGATCGAAGAAGAGCTGGGCAAGCTCGACATGGACCTGCGCTATGCGCTTGGGTTTGACTTTGCCCGCGTCGCCGATCTGTCCGTGCTGCCAGTTTTGGCTATTGAGCCGAACATGAACCGCACCGAGGTGCTGTGTTTGGAAATGCGCAGCGTGCCCGGTGACGAGCAGAAAAAAGCCGTTGGCATGGTCATGGAACATCTGCGGACCCGTTTGGTCGGTGCCGCCTTTGATGCCACTGGCATGGGCTGGACCGTCGCCGAAGATATGGGCCGCAAATTTGGTCTGCGCGAAACCGAAGACGGCTCAGGTTTGGTTTGGGCGATCAAGTTTTCTGAAGACTGGTACCGGATCAATATGCCGCCGCTGAAATCCGCTTTTGAGGACGGATCGTTGCAATTGATCAAAAGCGATGACCACACCTCAGATTTGCGGGTGGTCAAGCTGCTGCGTGGCATCCCGCGCGTTCCCACTGTGCGCGAAGGCGAGACAGGCAAAAAGCGCCATGGTGACTTCGCCATCGGGCTGGCCTTGGCGCATTTCGCCACGCGGATGCGCTGGTCGGAATACGGCTATCGCCCAGTCCCGCACAGAACCGCACCTCACCAATCCACCAATCAGTCTGCCAACCAAACCAGTGGTCGCTTGAACATGCGGCCCAACCACGATGACGACCGCCGACAGCGCGGCCAATTCGACGGTCCGCTTGGCGCGCGCATTCGGGGCGGAATTTGATGATTAATGGCCATTTAACACCGAACAGGATGCGAACATGAAACGACCACAAATCCTAGATCGCTTTGGTCGCCCTCTTCAGCGCAGTGTGCTGACCAAAGAGGTCTCAGCCGCAACCATCGGCGGGGTGCGCAGTCCTGTATCGGGCTATCCCGCCGATGGGCTGGACCCCGTGCGGCTGGCCAGTATTTTGCGCGCCGCCGATCAAGGCGATCCCGTGCGGTTCTTGGAGCTGGCTGAGATTATTGAGGAGCGCGATATGCATTATCTTGGCGTCATCGGCACCCGCAAGCGCTCTGTCAGCCAAATCCCGATCACCGTCAAAGCGGCCTCTGATAAGCCAGAGGACGTCAAAAAAGCGGAAATGGTACAAGAATGGCTGGAACGCGGGGAGTTGATCGAAGAGCTGTTCGATATTCTGGACGCTGTTGGCAAGGGATACAGCTTCACAGAAATCTTGTGGGACAGCTCTATGGGGCAATGGCGGCCTGACAAATTGGAATACCGCGACCCGCGCTGGTTCCGGTTCAATCGTCATGATTTCAAAACACCGATGCAATTGGATGATTATGGCCAAGAAAAGCCCCTTGATGCGTTCAAGTTCATCTTTGCCCAAGTAAAGGCCAAATCCGGCCTGCCCATTCGGTCGGGATTGGCCCGTGCCGCGACATGGGGTTACTTGTTCAAGAAATACACCGAGCGCGATTGGGCGATCTTCACCCAGACCTATGGTCAGCCTTTGCGGGTTGGCAAATGGGGTGAAGGCGCATCTGAAGCGGACAAAAACACGTTGTTTGATGCCGTTGCCAATATTGCGGGCGATTGCGCCGCCATCATTCCTGACAGCATGACCATCGATTTTGTGGAAGCCAAAAGCGCAAATGCGTCGAGTGATCTGTATCTCAAGCGCGTTGAGCATCTTGATCAGCAAATTTCGAAAGCTGTGCTTGGCCAGACTGGCACGACAGATGCCGTTGTCGGCGGGCTTGGGTCCGGCAAAGAACATCGTCAGGTGCAAGAAGACATCGAGCGCGCCGATGCGGGCACCTTGGCGGCCATTCTCAATCGCGATTTGATCCGCCCGTGGATGGATTTGGAATTTGGCCCACAAGAAGCCTACCCAACTTTGGTGATCGCGCGCCCTGAGCAAGAAGATCTTAAAACAGAATCCGAAATCGTCGGCAATCTGTTCAAGATCGGCCTGCCTTTGAAAACCGAACAGCTCTATGCCAAGTTCGGATATGAAAAACCCAAGGGCACAGACGAGGTTTTGGGGCAAATTGACCAAAATGGCGATACACCTGCAGATGCGGGCGACGGTGGCAAACAGACTTCAAAAATTAAACGGTTTTTAGAACCCATTAAACACCCTAAGCCCGAACAGGGTACACAGACCGCCCAACAGGCTTTGCAGGCCTCACAGGGCGATTTTTCCGCAGTGGACGATTTGGGGCCTCTTGCTGATCAATTGCAAAACACAGCACGCCCTCAAGTCGCCGCCATGATGGGTCAGATTGAGGCGATGATGGCACAGGCAAATTCACTCGAAGAGTTGCGGGCGATGATGCTGGCCGGGTTTGGCGAGATCGACACCAGCGGCTTTGAGGCGATGATGGCGCAAGCGCTGACCTCAAGCTTTGCCGGGGGCAATTTGGCCATTGAAGAGGAAAGCCGAGATGCCTGAAACCATCGCCAATGTGTTTCGCCAGCCGTTCTCAGCGCAGTTGACGGCGTTTCGTCTGCGCATGTTGCAGCTCGTGCCGACCTTTGCTTGGGATGACCTTGTAGCCGCGCAGCATGATCGCGCCTTTATGGTGGCGGGAGCAACGAAAGCCGATCTTTTGGCTGACTTGGCCGCTGCCGTGGAAAAGGCCATCGCCGAGGGCACCACGTTCGAGACCTTCAAGCAAGAGTTTCGCGAGACAGTTCAGCGCCACGGTTGGCATGGCTGGACCGGCGAAGGCACAAAGCGCGGCGAAGAATGGCGCATGCGGGTCATTTACGACACCAATCTGCAGACCACTTATATGGCCGGTCGCCACGCGCAGTTGATTGCGGGCAATTATCCGTTCTGGGTTTACCGTCACGGTGGTTCCTATGATCCACGCCCGCAGCATTTGGCTTGGGACGGTTTGATCCTGCCCTCCGATCATCCGTTTTGGCGCTCGCATTTCCCGCCCAATGATTGGGGCTGTTCGTGCCGCGTCTTTGGCGCGCGCTCTGAAGCTGGGGCGCGCCGTGTTGGTGGCAACCCAGATGTGCAGCTCGATCCCAAATGGGCAGCCCCTAACCCCAAGACCGGAACGCCCGCAGGGGTCGGCAAAGGCTGGGACTATGCGCCCGGCTCAAGTGTGTCGGATTTGATCAATGCGCTGTCGGGCAAAATTGGCAACTGGCCGCCTGAGTTGGCCGAGGCGTTTTTGAGATCGCTGCCTGAAGACCAACGCGCGGCACTTGTAAATGCCGCCAAGGGCAAAGGAGCCAACTGATGCGCGTCGAAATCACCGAAGACACCATCACAACAGGGTTGGCACGCGTGGCGGCGGCCCTTGGCGATATGTCGGAACCTATGAGCGACATTGGCGAGCTGATGTTGGCCTCGACGCAGGATCGAATTTTTCGCGGCGTTGACGTTGATGGCAAACCCTTTGCCGCGCGCTCGGCCACAACGATTGCCCGCTACGGCAAGCTTGGCCTGAAATACGGCGCGCCGCTCAATCAATCGCGCCACATGCGCTTGGGCATCAACCACAACTCAGGGCCAGATTGGATGGAAGTCGGATCAAACGCCATCCAAGCCGCCGTCATGCAGTTTGGGGCCGCCAAAGGCTCGCTCGGCAATGGCGCACCATGGGGCAACATCCCTGCCCGTGCGTTTTTAGGTGTGTCGGATGAAGACCGCACAAAAATACATGAGACGATTGAAGAATGGTTGGCGAAGGTGGCGGTGGGGTGAAAGGTCCGAGGTGATTGGCCTTGAGAGCGGAATGCGGACTTTTACTGCGCGAAGCACCGAGGTCTGCAACACGGACCAAATCGACCTTGGAACACTCCCAGCCAATAGCCGCTTACATCAATTAGCAATACAGAGAAAAGTACCAAGAGAGAACAGGGCTTTCGCTGCACATTGTTTGAATGCAAGCTTAGGGCTGAGAGTGACATTTTTTTCGAAACGCCAAATTATGCCACTGTTTCAGCCTACTGATTGCTTAGAGAGCTGCGCCGCGCCCTAAGAATCCAGCATAAATGACTAGTGACAGTGCACAGTATTGGTGCTTGTCTGCTTGTGACAGCATTGCCCAGCTGGCGAACTCTTGCGGCAGCCCCCACCATGTTCAAACTCCGTTTGAAGTGTTGGTAGGAATTCAAGACCTGCGTAAGCGGGCATTGCGAAGCTTGCGATTAAAAGCGCTGCTGCAACCTTATTTTTCATAAAATTAGTCCTTTCAATTTCTAGTTTTGTAAACGTGCATTACAATGCTCAATTGACGCGATTTATGCAAACACTACTTGACTGCGCTTGCGGCGCTCTCTCTGGGCCACCTTACACGAGCTATATTTATCAGACTTCGATAAGCTTAAAGCCCTCTACCTCAGCTCCGACAAGATTCGATGGAACGATAGCGGGAGGTTCTGATGGGATTGAAAATTACTAGATTGGGCAGGAATAAAACGCTCAATGAGCTATTTTCAACTGGCAGCTTTGCATAGTTGCATCTGCGAAGGCACCAATTAGCTCGGGGCCTTCGCAGATGCACAGCTCAAGTAATAGAGAGACTATTCAGCTGCGGCATTTTTGTAGAATACAACTCTGCCTTTAGTATCGTTTGCAATACATGAGTTGGCTGAGATTTGGATTCTCTCACTAGCCGTAAGCGGGCCAACTCCGTTTTCGCGAGCATCTTTTAGGTCCTTGCAGGGTTGGAATTCCACTCGTTGATAGCCCTTTGAGATCATGCAGGCCTCATAATTCCTTTGCCGAGCCGGTGCGTTAGCGTCTTGCTCATTATAGTAACCGGTCAATAGCGCAACAACGACTTCGGCCCCTGGGCTTCGGTTCACCGCGACTTCTTGAGCGGCATTCGTCTCACAGGAAGCACGGTCTTTTTCATATTGTGTATAGCTAATGTTGTTTTTGACAAAATGCTCTTGTGCTACGCATCCAGATAGAAACAGCGTAACAGCCAATGCGGTGGGTTTGAAATATCTCATTTAGTACCTTTAAGTTCGTTCAATTATTATGTCAGCATTGGTGGCGAACCTCCCATTCTCTGCGAAATATGTCAACGTCGGCTATGGCGCACTCATGGCGTTCAAATCAAGCTATTCTGAACAGATAGATTGACCAACCGCGCGAAATGCGCCAACTTAACATCGTGACCTACCCCAATACCCCGCCCCCCTTGGCGGGATTTTTTATGGGTTTTTATCGGGCAATTTAAGCCCATCATGAACACACCAAATCACATAACCGCCCTTATGGCAGCTCAGACCATCGCGCCTGCACAGGCTGGTGCTGCGCCTGAATGGATTCACCTTTTGCCCGGTGGCGCGCAGGTTGAGACCGGCGACCGGCGTGGTCCGTATCACATCACAGATGCACAGGCGATTATCGACGCCTCATTCGCCGATGACAGCCGTCTTGCCGTTGACGAGAACCATTCCATCGACTTGGCCGCGCCCAAAGGCGGTGCTTCGCCTGCCCGTGGCTGGATCACCGAGATGCAAGCGCGCGAGGATGGCATTTGGGGCAAAGTCGAGTGGACCGACGCGGGTCGCGATCTGGTCGCCACCCATGCTTATCGCGGCATTTCCCCTGTCATCACCCATTCCAAGACCAAAGCGGTGCTCAGCATTTTGCGCGCCAGTCTGGTCAATCAGCCGAACCTCAAAGGTCTGGCCTCTCTCAACTCACAGCAACAGGAAACAGACATGAATTTCATGCAACGCATGGCCAAACTCCTTGGCCTCGCAGAAGACGCGACGGAAGATGATATTGCCACCGCGCTGACTGCAAAGATTAAGCCAACCGAAGACGATGCAAGCAGCACGGCCCTGCAATCTCAAATGTCCGAGATTGGCACAGTGCTTGGTGTGGACGGCGGCGACAGCACAGCCATCTTGGCAGCAGTCAAAGCGGCAAAATCCACAGGCTCAGACGAACTCGTGGCGCTGCAAGCGACCATCACTGAATTGGGCAAAACAGTCACATCGCTGCAAAGCTCGAACACCACAAACAAAGCCACCGCCTTTGTTGATGAGGCCATCAAAGCCAAGCGTGTTGGCGTGAAGCCGCAGCGCGATGTGTTCATCGCCATGCATGCCGAGAACCCCGAACGCACAGAGGCCTTGATCAACGCCCTGCCCGCCCTTGGTCCATCTGGCATGTCCGATTTGCCACCCGCTGCGGACAAAGACGGCAAAATCGCTCTCAACGCGCAACAACGTGACGTCGCTGACGTGCTTGGCCTGTCTCATGACGACTTCGCCAAATCACTCGCGTCCGCACCCAATCAGGAGGCATTGTAATGACTGCTTTGATCGCAGGCCGTAACACTCCGGCCAAGGCTGGTGATGTTCAAGTGGGGCTGGTTGCCGCCGCTGTAAACATCTTCGCGGGGGCCATGCTCGTGCGCAATGCCTCTGGCCACATCTTGCCCGCTGTCACTGGCGCAAACCTGATCGGCGTGGGTCGCGCTGAGATCGCCGTGGACAATTCGGATGGGGCTGCTGGCGATGCGACCGCCACCTTCACAAAAGGCCGGTTCCGTTACGCCAATTCCGCAGGCGCGGACGAGATCACCATCGCCGACATCGGCCAGCCTTGTTTTGCCGTCGATGATCAGACCGTCGCCAAGATCGATGACACCGGCGCGCGCTCAGCCGCTGGCATTGTCGAAGACGTCGACGACTTGGGCGTTTGGGTTGAATTCAACGAAGCCCTGACACGCGCTGCGCTTTAACTAAGGATTTCAGATATGCTTATCACAACAACCTCATTGGCCGCTTTGCGCACAGGGTTTTCTCTCAAATACAATACTTCTTTTGGCGAGGTTAAATCTCAGCGCGACCGCGTGGCCGAGACCATCCCGTCCACCGATGGCGAGAACTTGTACGGCTGGCTCGGCGAATTGCCCGGCATGCGCGAATGGCTTGGTCCGCGCGTCATTCATGGCCTCAAAGATCACGACTACCGCATCGTCAACAAAGACTTTGAGCTGACAATCTCCATCCCGCGCAATCATATTCTTGACGACAAACTGGGCACCTACGGCACGCGCTTTGCTGCCATGGGCCGCGCCACGGGGCGTCATCCAGAGCAACTGGTTTGGGAAACGCTGCTCGCAGGTTTTGCATCGCCTTGCTATGACGGCCAGCCCTTCTTTGACACCGACCATCCGGTGATCGGTGAAGACGGTGAAATCATCACCGTGGCCAATACCGATGGCGGCTCCGGCGCGCCGTGGTTCTTGATGTGTACCGACGAGGTGATCAAGCCGATCATTTTCCAAGAGCGCCAAAAAGCCACCTTTGTCTCACTTGATAAACCGACAGACGAAAACGTCTTCATGAACAAAACCTACATCTACGGCTCAGAGTCGCGCTGTGGTGCGGGTTACGGATTTTGGCAACAGGCTTGGGGGTCCAAGCAAGCGTTCAACGCCGCCAATTATGAGACCGCCCGCACAGCCTTGCAGTCGATGAAAGCCGACTATGGTCGCCCATTGGGCATGTCACCAAACTTGCTGGTCGTTGGGCCAAGCAACGAGTCTGCAGCCCTCAAACTGATCAATTCCGAATTGGCAGCAGGCGGCGAGACCAACCAATGGAAAGGCACAGCCGAAGTGCTGGTCGTGCCTTGGCTCGCATAACGCACATCACTTGATTGAGCGGTCCGGCAGCACATCGCCGACGACAGCAAGACCGGACCGCTTTGTTCAATTGATCCTACAGGAGACCACCATGACAGACCGCAAAACACTCGAAGCCCGAGCCACCGAGCTGGGCATCAAATTCAAAGACAGCTGGAAAGATGAGACGTTGAAAAACCGCATTGCGGCTCAAGAAAAGGCCAATGCAGAGGCTGACGAAAATGCAGCGACGGGCGATGTGACCGGTCCAGTCGATGACGCTGCACCAACCGATGGTGATCAATCACAAGCGGGTAATGGCGAAACCTTCACGCCTGAAAACACTGTACCGACAGACGCCTCAACAGCCCAAACCGACAAGTACCAGGAACACTCCAAATCAGGCGAAACCGACACGCCCCATAGCACTGAGCAAGAACGTGCTGAACTGCTTGCTGCGGTTGCTGATCACCCCGAAGAGACGCCCATTTTGCCTGACCCCATGAACATCACCCTTATCGGCTATGTCGACGTCACCGGCCCTGCCAAAGGCCGCTGGCGCATTGGCAAGCACTTCACTCGGCAAACCCAGCGGATTGCTTTGGCAGACCTCAAAGACGGGCAGTTGGACGCGCTCGAAGCTGATCCAGAACTCGCCGTCACGGTTGTGCCCGCCTCCTAATTCGCCCCGTTTAACGCCCTCGTTTAACACCCCTTAAAACAGGTTGCCCCCCGTGTCTTATACCGACCTTGATCAGCTCACAGACCGCTTTGGCAGCAAAATGCTTGTCAATCTGACGGATCGCAGTGATCCACGCGAGCACGCGGTGGACAACGATATCGTTGATCGCGCCCTTGCTGACACGCAGGCCGTGATCGACGGGCATCTCGTGGGCAAATACGCTTTGCCAATCACAGATGTGCCGCCCTTGATTGCCGAATTGGCCGCGACCATCGCGATCTACAAACTGCACATCTACACCCCTGATGAGAAAATCGGTGAAGATTACAAACAGGCTTTGCGCTCTTTGGAGAGCATTTCAAAAGGCACGATTAAGTTGTCGATCGAGGGCGCGCCCGCCGCAGCTGGTCAAAGCTCCGGCGCACGGCTGACAGACCGCAAACGCCCCATGACCGCCGCAAACATGACGGGCTTTATCTGATGGGCATCGTGATTGCAGACGTGATTGCGCGGCTCGAAGATCAGGTCGCAGACCTGCGCAGCGTTGAAGGCGTGGCCGATTTCACAACCTTGCTGAAGCAAAACGCCCTGCCCCAACAAACGCCTGCGGCCCATGTGGTGCCCACCGGCATTCGCGGCGGCAAGCCTGAGACAGCAACAGGCGTTTTTACCCAACCCACATCTGAGGCCGTCGCCGTCATTTTGACTGTGCGTTCCAACGACCAAGCAGGCGAACGCGCTCTTGAGGCCGTTGACACGCTCATCGAGAGCACCATTGCCGCCCTCGCAGGCTGGGCACCGAATGACGAGCTGGGCGTGTTTCAACTTGAACGCGGCAGCGTGATGAACATGTCGGCAGGCGCGCTGGTGTATCAGCTCGAATTTTCCATCGCAGACCAATTGAGGATCACATCATGACCCAAATATCGAAAGCCACAACATCCAAGGCCAAAACCACCAAACAGCCTCTGCCTCCAAAAGGCGGCAGCTACCTCCTTGCAAAAGGCAAACTGACCCAAACCGCAGCCACCAAGCCTAAGTCCTCCACAGGCCTAAAACCCGCTGCAGCTGACCCGAAAAAGGAGGCCTAGATGACTAAGCTTATTCGCAAAAAGATCGTCCTGTTCAAACTGGAAGACACCTACGGTGTGGATCCAAACCCGACAGGTGCGGCCAACGCAATCCTCACCAAAGACTTCAAGTTCATGCCGATGGAAGGCAACGACGTGAGCCGCGATCTTGAGCAGCCCTATATGGGGTCGCAAGGCACGGTTCCGGCAGAGCTGCACGCCAAGATCACATTCGACGTCGAGCTGTCGCCATCGGGCACAGCAGGCGCAGCCCCTGCTTGGGGGCCGTTGTTGCGGGCTTGCGCTGTGGCCGAAACCATCGTCACAGGCACCTCTGTGACCTATAATCCCGTCAGTGACGGCCATGAAAGTGCCACGCTGTATTTTGGTCTGGATGGCACCAAATACGTGACCCACGGCGCGCGTGGCAATGTCACTTTGATGGTTGAGGCGTCCGGCATTCCCTACCTCAAATTTGAGTTCACAGGCCTGTTCACCGAGCCAACCGAGATCGACATGGACGCGCCAGTTTTGACCGCGTTCAAAAAGCCGCAAGTGGTCACCGATGCCAATACCTCATTCGATCTGGATGGCACCGCGTTGATCTTGCGCAAGCTGTCTTTGAGCGCAGGCAACTCGGTCGATACCAGCTTTTTGATCGGCGAAGAACTCGTGGACATCACCGACAAAGAAGAGGCTGTCGAATTCACCGTCAAGGCTGTGCCGCTGACCACCTTTGATCCTTACGCCGCCGCTCTGTCTGATGATGATCTGCCGCTCACCTTGGTGCATGGCACGACCGCTGGACGCATCGCCACGCTGGCCATTCCCAACCTCGAAATCCAACGTCCCTCAAGCTTGGAAGACGTGAACGGCAAGGTTGAATGGCCGCTGCGCGCGCAGGCTTTGCCGACCTCTGGCAATGACCAATGGACGCTGACCCTCACCTAATCCGTCAAAACCACAGCCCCAAATCACAGGATAAACCCATGTTTAAGATCACTCAAAACCACACATTTACCCACACGGTCACCGTACAGACGCCCGTTGATGGCGATGACCACCGCGAAGATACATTCAAAGCCCGCTTCAAAATGCTGCCCAGCAATGAGGTCGAGGCATTTGATCTGCGCACGCCAGATGGCACCAAAGACTTTGTCCGTGCTGTGGTTTTAGACACCCAAGACGTGGTCGGCGAAGATGAAAAGCTCGTGCCTCATTCCGCAAAACTCTTGGAGCAATTGATCAACGTCTACGCTGTGCGCATGGCTTTGGTGAACACCTATTTTGCGGCGGTGACCAAGGCCCGTTTGGGAAACTAAAATGGATCGGGCGGGCTTGGGCCACAGGCTCGCTTGATCAAGAAACCTCAAACGACACGCTGCATGCCGACGCCGCACTTTGGGACATCGATCCCGCGCTATTGATCCAAGCCGACGACGATGACGCGGATGATCAAGACGGGGTTTGGCCAGAAAACCTACCAGCTCTGACAGCCTTCATGCGCATTCAAACGCAATGGGTCGTGGCGGGCATAGGCATGGCGGGACTGCTCACCATTGGCCTGAACTACGCCAGCGCCAAGGCAGGTTTGGAACTGGCAGGCATAGACGTCACCCCAGAGCTTTGGGACGACATTTTAGTGATTGAAGCGGGCGCTGTGCCCGCATTGAACGAAAGCACCTCATGACATTTAACATGGCCCTTCTTATCCAAGCTGACGGCGACGGTGCGCGCGCCGAAGTCACGGCTGTGGGCGATGCGGCCAAGAAAACCACCAGTGCTGTGACAGGCATGGGGGCTGCATCCCAAAAGGCCAGCGGCCAGACCAAAGGCTTGGCTGGCAGTGCGGACAAAACCGAAGCGCGGCTCAAAGGCCTGACGGCGGCAACCCAACAAAACGCGGCGGCCGCCAAAGCGATGGGGCAATCCCACCGTGTGGCCGCCGGTCAAACCGCCAACCTTGTGGCCCAAGGCAATGACGTCATGGTCATGATGATGGCCGGTCAAAATCCGTTGCAATTGGCAATGCAACAAGGGACGCAGATTTCTCAAGTTATTGGCCCGATGGGGGCTGCAGGTGCCTTCAAGGCTTTGGGCGGCGCTGTCTTGGGCATGCTCAATCCGATCAGCCTTGTGACAATCGGCTCGATTGCGGCTGGGGCTGCGATGATGAATTGGCTGCGCGATTCAGGTCCAGATGCGGTGACGCTGGACGATGCCTTGAGCGACATGGGCGACAGCGTTGAGCGCTATATTGCGCTGCTGGAAAAAGCCCAATCCCCGCTTGCCGATCTGCGCAGCGAATATGGCGACATGGCCGAAGAGGCGCGCCGGAACCTGCAAGAATTGGCCGAAATTGAACGCCGCGACATCCAACGCAAAGCCGCACAGGTGGCCTCATCAATCACCGGCGGGCACGGGTCATACACCCAAGGCCATCAGCAGGTTAAAATTGCCGATCAATTTGATCTCAGCCTTGATGGCACAGGCCGCGAATTGGGGCGCGCATTGGTCGGCCCCGTCATTCAAGCCTATGCCGAATTAGATGTGGCAGCCAAAGGATCGATCTCTGAACAGATCACAGCCTTCGAGCAGCTTCTCACAGTGTTCAGGCGCGCGGCGGACGGCGTGGGCGGGATCACAGCCTCCGAAGATGCGACCCTAAAGGTGCTCATGGAGCAGCTTGAAAACCTGCGTCGTGTTGAGGCGCAAAACCCCGGTGCCGATAAGATCAAAGCGGGCTACGCGCAATACTATCAAAGCCGCATTGCCTCTGAAGTAAGCCTCGCCAACCTGCGGGCAACAGAGCTGGAACAGCAGGCCAGCATCTACGGCCTATATGCGCGAACGCGGGTTGAGAGCGATGCAGCAGTTGGAACTGCACAGACCACGATTGTCAGCCTGCAAGATCAGGCATCATTGCAAGCGATCATCGCCCAATTTGGCACTGACAGCTATGAGGCGACGGTCCTGCGCACCATGCAGGAACGCTTGGCCCATGCAGCGACCGTCAACACACTTGGCGTTAGTCAAAGCGTAAAAAACGAGCTGATGGCATCGTGGGACGCGGCCAATGGCTTGTCCGGCGTCAACACATCCGCGCAACTTGAACTGGCCGCGAACCAAGCCAGCCGCATCGCCAATGAACTGGCACGCGCCGTCGACAATGCGATTTCTCTGGCCAACCAAGGCGTGGGGGCCGCCGACCGTGCACGCATCAACTATGAGTTTAAAGATGATCCAATGGGCAAAGCCGCCGCCTTGGCGCGCACAGAATTTGACGCCAGAACCCAACTGCCTGATGGGGCAGACAGCACGCTTGTGAACACTGTCGAAAAGGAACGCCGCGAATTTGTGGCCGCCCGCGTTGAGGCAGCTGGCTACACCGAGAAATTGCGCGAATGGCAGGCCGCGCAAAACGCCGCAAATCGCAAAAGCGCAGGCGGTGCCGGAGCTGCAACCAATGCCACAAAACAACAACGCAAAGCCGTCACCGACCTGATCACGGGCCTGCAAGACGAAATCGCAATCTTGAACGCCAGCGACCCTGTTCAAAAAGAAATGCTGCGCAACCGCGAAGCCATGGTTGGTGCCACAGATGCAGAGCGCCAAACCATTGGCGATCTCATCGCACAGCGCAACCAAGACACCGAGACGCTTGAGTCCCAGAAAGAAGTTTGGACCGAGCTGCGCGGCACCGCATACAGTTTCTTTGAGGATATGCGCTCAAGCGGCGGCGATTTGGAACAGACCTTTGCCAATCTCGCCGACCGCATCGCCGACATGGTGTTTCAAGCCGCGCTCTTGGGCGAAGGTCCTCTGGCAGGTCTATTTGGCGGCCAAAGTGGTGGAATACTTGGAACCGTACTTGGTGCTGTGTTCCCCGGCATCGCCCCTACGCCTGTGCCCGCGCATGCAGACGGCGGAATGATCTACGGCAAAGGCGGTCCCAGAGACGATCAGGTGCTCATGTATGGCTCAAACGGCGAGTTCATGATGAACGCCAAGGCTACCGCCAAAAATCGCCACCTGCTGGAAGTGCTCAACGCAGGCGGCTCTCTGCCCGGCTTTGCCAATGGCGGCGCGATCAATGGCAGTCAAAGCGGTGGCGCGTCAGTCATCAACATCCTGCCGATGAACAATAGTTCAGTGCCGCTCAACATGGAAGTTGAAGAAACCACAGACGCGCGCGGCCAGCGCACGCAATCTCTTGTGATCTCTGATGCCACCGGATCGGGCCTATCTGTGCGCGGCGGCAAAGCTGAACGCGTGATGCAATCCAAGTTCGGGGCACGTAAGCAAGGGATTGGCCGCTCATGAGCATTCAAACTTGGCCAGACACCCTGCCCCGTCCAGAGCGCCGCAGTTGGCAGCGCAGCACTCAAGATGCACGTCTCAAACGTCAGCCCACGGCGGGCGCACCAAGCTATCGCAGCAAGTATTCGCGCGCCGCAGAGTTGGTGGGCTTGTCTGTGGTTTTGGATCGCAATCAGAAAGCCATCTTTGACAGCTTCCACCGTGATGACTGCTCTGGTGGTGTGGCGCTGTTTTGGATGCCTGATCCAACAACAGACGGCTGGCCGCTGTTGCACAGTGACGGCACGCCACTGCTCACGAGTGAAGGCCTGCCCCTGCTGATGTCCAAAAAATGGCTTTGTGCTTGGGGCGACGAGATGCCTGTCGAGAGCATCCAAGGCCAAGTTCAGTTTCGCAAATCCTTTAGCATAGTGGTGATGCCATGAGACGTCTTTCAATGAATGCGCGGCGTGCCCAAGACGCCGAGGCCGCAACCGAGATCGAAGTGGTGTTGTTCGAGATCACGCACCCAGACCTAGATGCACCGATCCGTCTGTCCACAGACAACACAGACCGCATCAGCATTGATCCGTTGATCTATGGCACGCGCTCCAATTGGCGCGACGCTGATCCCGCCACAGACCCGTATTTGTTCATCATCGCAGACGCCATGTTGCCCGATGATGCGCAAGACGCACCGGCACAAACGCAAATCGCATTGATGGCGCTGGATGCCCAATATGCCGAACTGCTGCGGTCATTTTCCACGCCTGCGACCGTCAACATGGCTGTGGTTCTGGCGGCAACGCCAGACCAGACAGAGGGCGAATGGCACGGGCTTCAGCTCACGGTGGCCGATTGGGCCGAGGGTGAAATCACCCTCACACTGTCACGCGAAGACATCGATCTTGAGTTCTTTCCATCCGGGCGCATGACGCGCTCCAAGTTTCCGGGGCTGCATTTATGAGGACCGCTGCCATGAAAAAGCTATTTAATCTGATGTTTCTTGTTTCGCGGAGCGCTCGCGTTCGACCCGAAGAAGATCCTGTTCAATTGCGTCTGCAAGATCTCGAAAAAAGGCTGGAAGCGCTTGAGCTCCAGCATCCTCAATCTCACGGTACGGAACGTTCGGGCCATCGCACTCTACGATTGTCGCTACGTGAAATGAGTTCTCAAACTCAATCCCTTCAGGGCCGTGGGTGCACTCGATGAAATATGCAGCAGAGAAAAAATCGGAGCGCTCTTCACCATCCTGTTTTGGAAAAAAGGTGATCGCACCATTGGTCAAGTTTTCAATTTTCATCTTAAATACCCTTATCTCGGAAAAGTTGTTTTGTGACGGATCGTCCTTTTTAAAAAGAGAGCGATTCGCATGAGCTGGTCAAACAAATACATCGGCATTCCGCAAACAGATTTGGGCCGAGATCGTCAGGGCTGTGATTGCTGGGGGCTGGCCTGCATCATTTACCGTGAAGAGCTTGGCATCAGCCTGCCTGAGTATCTGGGCTATGGCGCGCCTGATGAGCACGGCGAGGTTGCCGCCTTGATTGAGGGTGTCACCCAGACACCGCTTTGGCTGCCTGTCTCTGGTCCCGCGATTGCCTTTGATATTGCCGTGTTTCGGCGTGGGCGGTTGTCGACGCATGTGGGCATCGTCGTGCGCCACGGCATCATGGTTCACATGGTGGCCGAGGATCAAAGCAAGGTTGAAAGCTACGCCTCTGGCCAATGGAAAAACCGCGTCTCAGGCCATTGGCGGCATCGCGACATGGCCCTTAAACATCCTATTAAACCCGCTCTTGAACGTCCTGTGACACTCATTTCGGAGGCGGCCAGATGAACAGTGCGTCCGCCCTCATTCCCGTTCTATCAGTCGCCCATCTTGATCCGGGCGCGGGTCGCCGTGAGATGAACCTACCGCATGGTTTAACGATTGCCGAGATCGTCGCCGCTGCCCTGCCTGCGGCCCATAAGGATGTTTTGGCGCAAACCCGTGTGACACTGGTGACGCCAAAAGGCATGCAAGTCATTTTGCCAGAGCACTGGCACCGTGTGCGCCCCCATCCGAATGTACAAGTCGTGATCCGCATCATGCCCGGGAAAGATGCGTTGCGGTCAATCTTGAGCATCGTTGTCTCTATTGCCGCCGTTGCTTTGGCCCCCGTGCTGTTTCCAACATTGGGAACCTTTGGCCTTGCCGTTGCCTCAGCAGGCCTCACCGTTCTCGGCACTCTATTGATCAATGCGCTGATCCCCCCCGTCACACCCGACACAGATAAGGCTGCCAGCTATTCGATCACCGGTCTTCAAAATCAAGCCATTCCAAACGGCGCTGTGCCATCCGTTCTCGGCACGATGCGTTTTGCGCCGCCCTATGCGGCTTTGCCTTACACAGAAATCGTTGGCGATGATGTCTTCATTCGGGCGTTTTTTGTTTTAGGCGAAGGCAACCTCCAGATCGACGACATGCGCCTTGGCGAAACCAGTCTCTCTGAGTTTGACGAAGTGGAAATCGAAGTGCGCAACGGCGTTGCGGGCGATCTACCTGTGAGCCTCTACCCAAGACAAATTGTCGAAGAGCAAATCGGCGTAGAACTGACCCGACCGTTCCCCCGCGATGACATGGGGGAAATCATTCAGGTTGAGAGTGAAAGCGACTGGCCGGAAGAGCTTGGCCCATTTGAAGGGTTTGGCGGGTCTTTCAATCAAGGCGATGACGCCCCCACCATTGAGACCCCGATTGTGCGCACGACAGGCAAAGACGCCAGCGGCGCGACTGTTATCTTTTCGTTCCCCGCAGGCTTGGTGCGCTTCAACGATGACGGAAAAAAGCGGACACATTCCGTAACCGTGCGCCTAGAACAGCGTTTGGTTGAGGCCATGGAATGGCAAGAGGTTGAGACGCTAGAGTTTAGCGCCAAGAAGGTCGAAGGGTTTTACCGCCAGCATTCGTGGACATTCCCAACCCGTGCGCAATGGCAGGTCCGCGCCACCATGATGACGGATGAGACCGACGATAGCAAAAAGCAACAGCGCACCACATGGGCGGCGTTGCAAACATTGCGCCCTGAGTATCCGCTGAATTATGCGCGGCCTTTGGCGTTGGTCGCCTTACGCATCAAAGCCACGCATCAGCTCAATGGCGCGTTGGATAACTTTTCCATGCTGGCCAGCCGTGTGTGTTTGGATTGGGATGCGCCAACCCAAACGTGGGTGCGCCGCGTCACCCAAAACCCCGCAAGCCTTTACCGCCACGTTCTACAAGCAGCGGAAAACCCAAAAGCCGCTTCCGATGCCGAGATCAATCTTGCCCAGCTTCAGGACTGGCATGAGTTTTGCGACGCCAAAGGCCTGACCTACAATGCCGCTCTGTCCGCCACAACCACGCTGCTCGGCGATATCTTGGCAGAGATTTGCGCTGCCGGTCGCGCCACGCGGGATCATGGTGGTTTGCAATGGGGCATTGTCGTGGACCAGCCCACCGAAGATGCGTTGATTGTCGATCATGTGTCCCCGCGCAATGCATGGTCTTTCTCTGGGTCGCGGTCCTATGTCAGCCCGCCCGATGCCTTTGTCGTGACGTTCAAAGATGCGGACAATGACTACAAAGAAACCCAGCGCGAAATCCCTTGGCCGGGTTACGCGGGCGACATCGAGCAGGTCGAAGCGATTGCCATGCCGGGCAAAGTTCATGCGGCGGAAATCTGGCGCGAGGCCCGCCGCCGTCAGCTGGAAATCACCCACCGCCCCGATACGTTTGAAGCCACGCAAGACGGCGCGCTGCGTGTCACCACGCGCGGCGATCATGTGATGGTCAACGATTATGCTTTGTCGCTCGATCATGTCGATGCGCGCGTGTTGCAAATCGAGGGAAATCTGATTGTCATCGATGAGCTGGTGCAGATGAAGCCCGACACGGATTATGCGGTGCGGTTTCGTCACTTTGAGGATGATGAGGACACAATCGGCACCTCTGTTGTCCGGCTGGTGAACCGTGCCAGTGAGGACACATCTGTTCTCACGTTGACAGGCCCAGAGACGAGCACAGCGCCTGTGCCTGATCTGCGCGCGGTCATTCAAATTGGCCCCGCGACATTTACCGCCCATCAGCGGATCATCACCGGAATCGAGCGCACCACCGATGCCTGCTCCATTTTGCGCATGATCGATGCGGCACCCCAGATCGATGTCGAGCTAGAGGCAACGGATGTGCCTGCGTGGTCCAGTCGTGTTGGCGCCGAGATTGATGCCAACCTCTTGCAACCCTCCGCGCCGCGCTTTGTTTCGATCAGCTCTGGTCTCTCAGGAACAGACACCGAAGATCTCATCACCTTCTTGATTGCGCCTGGTTCTGGCGCGGTCTCGACGGCATCCTTTGAAATAGATCACCGTTTGAGCGGCGGGGCTTGGATCACACTCACTTTGCCCGCAGGCGCTGGCGGCGGCACGATTGAGGGCTACGCAACCGGAGACGCGATTGAGCTGCGGGCGCGCGGTGTCAGTTTAACAGGCGTTGAAGGGCCGCCTACTGGCATCGTCACACTGACGGTTGGCGCGGGCGATGCAGACATTCCAGCGTCCCTTGATGAGGCAAGCATCACGGTCAATACGCTGCTTGGCGGGGCGTTGATCCAGATTGCCATGGGCGATGACGCGGCCACGACGGCCTTGCAGATTTACCGTTCAACATCTGCCACGCTGGACCGCGAAACGGATGCAACAGGCCAACCTTTGGCGGTTGAACCGCAATCGACGGTGTCCACAACGCTTGGCGACACCACCCGCGAAAACCTCATTGCAGGCGGGGCGATGACCAATGCGGCCGCGTGGGATTTGGATGCAGGTTGGGCGGTTGCGGGCGGCGTGGCTACGCATACGGCAGGCGCATCGGATGCCATCGCGCAAAGCTTGGCGGCCACCACAGGCAAGCAGTATCGCATCGGATTTACAGTCGCGGGCGCTACGGCGGGCACACTCACACCGCGCCTCACAGGCGGATCGGATCGCCCTGGTACTTCGATCACCGCAGGCGGCGTTTACAGCGACCGCATTCAAGCGGTGACCGGAAACAACACGCTGGAATTTCTCGCAGACGCAGATTTTGACGGCACGCTGGATGACGTCACCGCCTACTTGGAAACGGCGGGCTGTCTGTCGCAGGGCACCCATTACATCTGGATCGAGCCGCAAAACGCGGACGGTCTCAACGGGGCAGTATCAGGCCCTTACGCAATCAACATTATTTAG